TTGCAGCAGAAGGCCAAGGCGTTTCTCGACACGCGCAATGGCGGCGTGAACGCGGAGGAAGTAGCCGCGCTTCGTGCGCAGCTTGCTGACCGCGACGAGCGCGTCAAGTCGCTGGAAGATCGCCTGTTGGCCCTTGAGGCGAAGAACAAGAAGTGAACGTCCTAGAAGTCATCCAGCGCGCTACCAATGCACTCGGCATTCCGAAGCCGAGTATTGCGCTGGCATCGACTGACGTTCAGGTCATCCAGCTCGTTGAACTGCTGAACCAGGAGTGCCGCAGCCTCAGCACGCGGTACGACTGGCAGGAACTGAAGTTCGAGCAGACGTTCACGACGGTCGCCACGGAGTCGCAGGGCACGCTTTCCAGCATCATCACTGGCGGGCGTGAACTGCGCTACATCCTCAACGAGACCATCTGGAACCGCACGCGCCGTGAGCCGGTCTACGGGCCGCGCTCGCCGCGAACGTGGCAGGGCTACAAGGCGGTGGACATCACGTCCCCCTACAGCGAATACCGCATTCGCGGCAACCAGTTGCTGTTCCTGCCAGCGCCGACTGCCGGGGATACGTGCGCGTTTGAGTACATGACCAAGTCCACGTTCAGCAACGCGGCGGGCACGGTCTACTACCGCAACGCCAATGCTGACACGGACCTTTTCCTGCTGGACGACGAGATCATCCTTGCCGGCCTTGAGTGGCGCTGGAGGCAGAAGAAGGGGCTTGAGTACGCCGAGGACATGATGACCTACGAGCGCATGGTGGCTGACGCAACGGGCCGCAACGGCACCAAGCGCACGCTGGCGCTCGATGGTGGCCTCGCGTACACGGACAGCATTCCGCAGGCGATTCCGCGCCTGATTGGAAGCTGACGTGACAGTCGTTGCGCTCCAAACACAGACTGACGAATACCGGACGCTGCTGCGGCTGGCACTGGCGTCGCATCCTGGTCCGCTTCCACCGCGTTTGAGGGACTGGTGGGAGGATGAGCGGGTCATCATCCAGAAAGAGGCGGATGAAAGAGCATTGCGGCTGGAGCAGCGGCGTCAAAACCTGTCGTCGCGTATTGCAACGCTACAGGCTGAACTGGATGCGCTCGCATGAGGCAGGCAGCACGTTCCCGCTCTCGCGGCGCAGTCAAGACTGAATCCATCTCGCTGCCGGCACCGATCGGCGGGCTCAATGCGCGCGACTCCATCGCAAACATGAAGTCCACGGACGCAATCGTGCTCGACAACTTCTTCCCGACGACGACCACTGTGGATGCGCGGCGCGGATACACGCAGTTCGCCACGTTTACTGGGGTATGCGAGTCGATCTTTGTGTATGCGGGCACCACGACCACCAAGGTGTTTGTGGCCGTCAACACCACGAACGACCGCATCATGGAGGCGACCGCTGGCGGCGCGCTGTCCACGGTGCTTGTGGGCGGCTCAGGCCCGACCGTGCAGGCGATCACGAACAGCCGTTTCGACTACGCCAACTTCGGCACTGCTGGTGGACAGTTCCTGGTGGCCGTGAACGGCTCCGACGTGCCATTGCAGTACGACGGCACGAACTGGACTGCATCTGGCATGTCCGGCGGCACGCCTGCGGACTTTTTCACAGTCGCGGTGTATGCCGAGCGCCTGTGGTTCGGCGTCAAGAATTCGCTTCGAGTCAGGTACCAGCCAGTCAATACAATAGCTGGCGCAACCGTGGAACTAAACCTCTCCAGCCTATTTGAGCTTGGCGGGTACCTGAACTCGATTGTTACTGTGACGGATGCCAGCAACGTGCTGGCCGACTACATCTGCTTCGTATCGAGTGAGGGCGAGATTGTCGCGTTCAGCGGCACTGATCCGTCGTCCGCCTCGACATGGCAGCGCGTGGCTCAGTTTCGCGTGGGTCGTCCCGTCATCAAGGGCAATCGTTGCTGGACCAAGTGGGGCGCAGATGCGCTGCTGATTTGCTCGGACGGCATTTTGCCGTTGCGCAGGGCGATCAGCACGAACAACCGGGATGCCACTACAACGGTATCCGACAAGATCAGGAACCTCATCAACAACGATGTGGCCGTGCATGGCGCTCGCTATGGCTGGGCGCTCACGCTTCACCCATCGGGCTTCAAACTGATCCTGAACGTCATCACGGCGGAAAACGATTCTGCCAGGCAGTACGTGATGAACGTCCAGACCGGCGCGTGGTGCCGGTTCACTGGATGGGATGCGTTTTGCTTTGACGTTGCGCAAGACCAGCTGTACTTCGGCGGCAGCGGGTTTCTGGCGCGGGCTGATCAGGTTGGCGCGCTCGACGACGCCGGGGCATCCATCACTGCGGATGCCAAGCAGGCGTTCAACTACTTCGGCGGTCGCGGTCGCAACGTGCTGGTGAACCTCATGCGCCCCGTCTTGGCGATCGACGGCGCGGCAAACATCGCGCTGGACATTGACGTGGACTATGAGGACACCCCGCCGACAACCTTTCAGGCGATCGGCGGATCCACTGGCGACCCTTGGGGCGGCGTGTGGGATGTGACATGGGGCGGCGCGACCATCGTTGAGCGCAACTGGAGATCGGTGCAGGGCTTCGGCACTGCCATCGCTCCGCGCATGCGCGCACAGGTCAACGACGTGAACCTCTCGTGGTCAGTGACCGATTTTATCTTTGAACGTGGAGCGGCGTTTTGAATGAAGCGCATCATATTCGGCCAGAACGAACGATGCGGGGCATTCCTGTTCGGCGCGTTGCCGTATGCAACGGGCATGGACAACTGGTACGAAACAATTGGCTTGGAGCAGGATGGCGACTTGATTGCCGTGGTGCTCTACAACATCTATTCGGGGGCTGACATCGCCATGCATGTCGCCGCAGTAGATGGATCGAGATGGATGACACGCAGCTACCTGCGTGCCGTGTTCCGCTATCCGTTCGTGCAGCTTGGCGTGCGCCGAGTGTCAGGCTTTGTGCCGGCATCCAACGCGCAGGCCATCCGCTTCAACGAGCACCTGGGTTTCAAACGTGAAGGTCTGATGCGCGAAGCACTGTGGGATGACGACGTGATCGTGTTCGGCATGCTTCGGCAGGAGTGCAAATATCATGGGTAGCAAGGGAGGCCGCGCACCGCCGCCGCCAGATCCGAATGTCGTCACTGACGCGACTGTCCGTGGGAACCGAGAAACGGCCACGTACAACAACGCGATGGCTCACGGCAACACGGTGACGCCGTATGGCAACCAGACATTCACCGGCCGCATTGACCCGCGAACCGGCGCGACGGTTTATGACCAGACGATCACGCTGTCGCCGGACCAGCAGGCGCTGCTGGACTCGAACAACGCAGGCGCTTTGCGGCTCGGCCAGACTGCGACCGGCTTGCTGGATCGCGTGCGAGACGCCTACGGGCAGCCGATGGACACGTCCGGCGCTCCGCAGTTGCAGGGCGCACCGACGATGGGTCAGTTCGGCGGCGCTCCGCAGTTGCAGGGCTACAATCAGGCTCCCGGTATGGCGGGCTACCAAGGCAGCATCAATCCCAGCGGCCCTGGCATTCAGGGCACGTTGAGCACGGATGGCCTGTCTGAACTGTTTGGCGCGAATGACCTCATGGGCGCGCGCCAGCAGACGCAGGACGCGCTGTACGGGCGTCAAGCGGCGTTCCTTGATCCGCAGTGGCAGCAGCGTGAGGAAGCCACGCGGACCCGTGCGGCGACGCAGGGCATTGTGGAAGGCTCAGAGGCGTGGAATAACCTGATGGACGCGGAAGGCCGTGCCCGCTCGTTCGACTACGGTAGGGCTCGCGAATCCGCCATTGCCGGAAGCGGGGATGAACTGTCGCGGCTTGTCAGCATCGCGCAGGGCAACCGGGGTCAGCAGTTCGGTGAGCGGCAGGCTCAGGGCGGCTTCCAAAACAACGCACAAGCGCAATCGGTGGCAGAGGCGCTTGCTCGTGGCAATTTCGCCAACGACGCGACGGCAGCGGGCAACCGCGATGCAATGGCAGGAGCGGCCTTCAATCAGGCGGCGATCGGGCAGGGCAATGCGGACGCCATGTCGCGAGCCAACTTCAACCAGAACGCCACGGCGGCGAACAACCAGGCGGGCTTGCAGGCGGCTGCGTTTGGCAACGACGCTCGTGCTCAGGCGTTGCAGGAGCTGTTCGCGCTTCGCAATCAGCCGCTCAACGAGTACAGCGCGCTCACCAGCGGGGCTCAGGTCAACGCGCCGAATTTCCAAAACCCGAATGTCTCGCGGTCGGCAGATGTGGACGCGGGGGCGAACATCAACCGCAACTACGATCAGCGCCTGAACATCTGGAATGCGCAGCAGCAGTCCAACAACAACTTCCTGTCCGGCTTGTTCGGGCTTGGTGGCGCGGCGCTGTCGAACCCGGCCCTGTTCGCGTCCGACGAACGCCTCAAGACAGAGATCGAGCGTGTAGGCGACCTCCCACAAGGCGTCGGCGTGTACGACTACGAGTACAAGGACGAACCCGGCAAGAAGTACACCGGCGTCATGGCGCAGGAAGTGGAGCGCGTGCAGCCTGATGCCGTCTCGCGGGCAGCAAATGGCTACCGTCAGGTGGACTACGGCAAGGTGCTGGCGGAAGCACTGCGGAGGGTCGGATGATCAACTTCAAGCAGATCTTCGCGCCGCAGCGGCCAGACGGCTCTTACGAGGACGCAGCGCGCCGGCAGGCGTATGCCGAGGCATTGCAAAGGCAGGCCATGCAGCAGCGCGGCCCGGCCCCTGGCGGGCCCGTGCAGGCGCAGTACGGCATTGGCGAGGGGCTGACGCAGCTCGCTCAGGCGCTGCTGGCGCGACGGGCGGGCAAGTCAGCGATCGACGCCAAGAAGGCCGCTGACACCAAGCAGACGGCGACGAACGACCAGAACATCAACGCGATGCTGCCGGCGACGGAAATGCAGTCGCGCCGGTACGACCCCACTGGCGAGAAAGCGCCGGCTCGGATGGGCACGATCGAGAACATGCAGGCTGACGCGCTGTCGCAGGCGCTGCGCGGGCAGGATCCGCAGCAGGTCGGGCAGTTCCTTGCCCAGCGGCAGATGCAGACGCTGCTGCCTGACCCGGCGGAAGTAGCTGATCGCGAATTCAAGATGTACCAAGTCGCATCTACGATGTCCGACAAGGCTGATGCTCGCCAGCAGCGCCTGATGGAATTGCAGATGCAGTTGGACAGTCGTGCTCTTGACCGTGAGCAGCAAGCGGCGGCGGCGGCTGAAATGGCCGCACTGCGGCGCGACATCGCAATGGGCCAGCAGCAGACGCAGCGCGACATCGCTGCAATGGGTGCGCAACGAGAAAGTGACGCGCGGACCGCTGAAGCTACCGCAAAAGCCGCGCCGAAGGAGGCTGGCAAGCAACAGCTTGACGACGTTGCTTTGACGCTCGGCTCGTATTACGACGAGCTGGATAAGTCAGGCGGCATCGTCAGCAACGAGCGCGGCGCTGTCGATAATTTGCAGGCCAGCGTTGCGTCTTCTGGCGTTGGTCAGGCTTTCGGGCGCGCGATAGGCACGAAGAATCAGACTGCGCGCGACTCGATCAAGCAGACGCGCCCGATCTTGTTGCAGGCCATCAAGAACGCGACTGGGATGTCGGCGCAGCAGATGAACTCCAACGTCGAGCTCATGTTGTGGATTGAAGCTGCCACGGACCCGGCCATCTCGATCGAGTCCAACCGCGCCGCGCTTGCGAACATCAAGAAATGGATGGGCAGCGGCACTTCGGCCGATCTTGGGGCCCCGCCTGCTGGCGGAGCGCCCGCCGCTGGTGGCGTTCCGGCAGGCGTGCCGCCTGAACTATGGCAGAACATGACGCCGGAGGAGCGCGCACTGTGGCAGAACTGACCATAGAGCAGAAGCGTGCGATGGCGATGGCTCAAGCGCGCATGCGCATGGGTCAGAAGCCAGCCGCATCAG